AATAGAGTATAAGGGGGTGTGGGGGAAAGAAAAAGGGGTATGGGGAAAAGGAACGGGGAAAGGGGTTCTGCGTGCCGATGGGGGCATGATTCAGGCCCTCATACGTACTTATATAATATATATAGTGCCTGTTAAGACACAGAAATTTGGCGTATATACACTATATAAGCCATAAAATAACACAAATTAGGTGTGCTTTATAGGCACTTTTGCGGAATTTTGCTTAACTTTGCCGACGAATAATCAGAAAACACGGATATGAAGTACAGCGAACAGACCATCGCCGCCATAGCGGATGCCATCAAGGACGGCGAGACCGTCGAGACCGCCTGCAAGACAGCCGGGATTACCAAGACCACCTTCTACGAATGGATGGCGGACGAGGGAAAAACGGACTTTGCTGACGCCATAAAAAAGGCCAAGGACGAGTTCCAGAAGACGATCGTCGGCAGGCTGGAGCACTCCCTTTGGAAGAAGGCGCTCGGCTTCGAGTTCGAGGAGAGAAAGACGGAGGTCAACAGGGAGGGCGTGAAGACCAAGGAGACCGTCGTCAAGAAATACTATCCCCCCGACACGGCTGCATTGATATTCGCCCTGACCAACGTTGCGCCCGAGCAGTGGAAGAACAGACAGAACATAGAGGCGACGGGCAGGGACGGGAGGGACCTATACCCCCGCCAGAGCATCGACATGGACAAGCTGACGGCCGAGCAGCGTGAGCTCCTGCTTTCCATCGGGCTTGACCTCATTAACAAGAAGGAATGAACATCGACTATTCGGAGTTGGCAATCGCCGTGGTAGCTGACGAGTGCAGGAAGAGCTTCTTCTTCTTCGTCAAGACCTTCTGGGACGTCATCATCAAAGAGGAACCTGTGTACAACTGGCACATTCCCTATCTTTGCGGTGAGCTCCAGAAGCTTTCCGTATCTATCGTGGAGCGAAGACCAAAGCCGTATGACTTGATTATAAACATTCCACCAGGCACCACCAAATCTACCATCGTAACGGTGATGTGGCCCGTATGGCTGTGGACTCAAGACCCCAGCATCCGCATCATCACCAACTCATACTCCGGCGCACTATCCATCGACCACGCCACCAAGTCGAAAGACATCATAGAAAGTGACAAGTTCCGCAAGCTGTTCCCAGAGATAAAGATAAGGCGAGACAAGAGCGGCAAGCAGAACTATGAGAACACCGATACTGGCTACCGCTACGCCACTTCGACGGGAGCCACCATTACCGGCTTCCATGCTCACGTTATCATCAATGACGACCCTGTAAACCCCAAACAGGCCGAATCTGAGCAGATGCGTACTGCCGCCAACGAGCACACAAAGACGCTTTCCTCACGTAAGGTTGACAAGGCCAATACGCCTGTGGTCACCATCATGCAGCGACTCCATGAGGAAGATGTCACGGGCTACCTGTTGAAGAAGAAGGGCGAGAATATCCGTCACATCTGCCTCCCTGCTGAGCTGTCCGACAACGTAAGCCCTGTGGAACTGAGGCAAAACTATGTGGATGGCCTGCTTGACCCTGTAAGGCTCCCGAGGCCCGTACTGAATGAAGCCAAGACCGACCTTGGCAGTCGTGGATATGCAGGGCAGTATGAACAGAGGCCGACAGCTGAGGGCGGTAACATCATCAAGGAGAAATGGTTCAGGCACATCAGCCTGGCAGACTATCACGCCCTGCACTTCCATGAGCCGATTCACTTCTTCCTCGATACCGCCTACAACAAGAAGCAGAAGAGCGACAATGACCCCAGCGGCATCATCGGAGCCTGCAAGATACGAAACAATATCTACATCACCTGCGCACAGAAGGTTTACAAGGAGTTTCCAGACCTCATACGCTATCTTCCGGACTTCATGGCCGCTAACGATGCCAGCGGAGAGAGTACGCTGCGCATCGAGCCGAAAGCCAACGGTGTGAGCGTGTGCCAGCAGCTGCAGGAGTCGAGTTCGCTCAATGTCACCTACACACCGTCGCCTACTGATCCGAAGGACACGCGCCTCTATGCTGTGGCCCCGAAGGTTGAGTGTGGCCGCGTGTATCTGGTGGAAGGTGACTGGAACGAGGAATTTATAGACGAGGTCTGCGGCTTCCCCGCCAAGACCCATGATGAATATGTCGATATACTTGGCTATGCCATCAACTATTTCGTAGAGGATAGCTTCGAGGTGCCTGAGTATGTCGGTTCAATGTTAGCAATATAGTAGTAACCAATAAAAGTAAAGTCATGTCAATTATCACTTCGATTACCAACCTGTTCAATGCCACCGTAGGCAGGAACCAGGACTTTGAGCAGCTTATCGCCGCCAAGGACATCACCAGAGTTATGAGTCTGCTTGACTCCCACCAGTTAGAGGCCGAGGAAGCTATGAAGGAGTACGATCCGAAGACGCACCTCATTATGGAGCGCAAGGATAAGGTGCTGAAAGACCTTAAAGGCCAGCGCAAGGGCACGCTTACACGATGGAAACTGCCCGTCGGCTATCCTGTGTACATCAATGAGATTTCCCTTGTGTTCCTCTTCGGCCAGCCCGTGAAGTGGAAGCAGAAGAGCGAGGGTGCCGACGCAGGATTCCAGGCTTACACCGACTTGCTGAAGAAGATGCACTTCAACAGCAAGATAAGACAGTGCAAGCGACTGGCAGGAAGTGAGACGGAATCCGCTATGCTCTTCCGTGTGTACCGCAACAAGAAGAATGAGCCGGACTGCCAGATTCGCGTCCTCGCCCGCTCCAAGGGTGACGAGATTTACACCCGATGGGACGTGTACGAGAACCTTATCACCTTCGCATGGGGCCACTACTCAAAGGACGTGGCCGGAAAGACCACCTATCACCTCGACATCTTCACAGACGAGACCATCTACCATTGCCAGCGTGGAACGTTCGGATGGGAGGTGGAGGAAGAGGACAATCCCATCGGGAAAATCCCCGTCATCTACTTCAAGCAGAAGAAGGAATGGGACGGTGTTGAGGAACTGATAAACCGCGAGGAATACGTGGCCTCACGCCGGGCAGACACAAACGACTATTTCAGCGACCCGTATCTGGTTCTGAAAGCGGCCCTCTTGAAGTCCATGCCTGACAAGGAGGTGGAGAATAAGACACTTGTTGCCAATGACAATGTGGAAGATGTCAGCAAGATGGCCTCCTTCCTCACATGGGACGGCCAGAACGAGAGCAAGAAAGACGAGCTGGAGTGGTTGCGCCACCACATCTTGACCAAGACGTTCACGCCGGACATCGACTGGAGCCAGTTCAAGGGAATGTCTCAGATGTCGGGCAAGGCTCTTAAACAGATGATGCTCCTTGCAGACATCAAGGCCACGAAGCACAAGGAGAACTACGACGAGCTGCTGGATAGAACCGCCTCGCTTGTTATCTCCATCATGGCCAATGTCCTGTATATCACCAAGAGCGAATACAAGCTTGACCAGCTGGAGTGTGACCACGACTACCAGGAGCCTTTCGGAGAGGATATTGCCGAGACCATCAAGAATATCAATGAGGCCATCGACGGCGGTACCATGTCCGAGGAAAGCGGCATCGAGCAGAACCCGCTCATTAAGGATAAGGTGCAGGAGAAAGAGCGCATCAGGAAGCAGAAGGAGGAAGCCGCCCAGGAGCAGCGCAACATCTTTGCCAGTACCCAGAAGAAGGATGACGTTTTCGGAGGTGCTGAGTAATGGGGAAAATCGAAAAGCCAAAGCACCTGTGCCGTGACTGCGCCAAGGCTTACGACTTCCATTGCAAGAATGTGAAGGGTGAGTTCTTTATGTGCCGATGCCCTCACCAGCCCCATTCCATGCTGATGAACCATGAGGGCTGTAGCGACAATTTCAAGCCTAAAAAGCCGGGACAATGAGCAAGAAACAGAAGAAGATAGAGATTGAGAAGTATTTGCCGGGCCTCTTTGCCCGTACTGAGGGCTATGCGTCCAACGTCAGCAAATACTATACTGCTGCCGTCAATGCCCTTCTTGACTTGGCCGCAGATGTCGATTTGGAGCCCGACACGGTGTTTTATTTCGCCGACCATAAGAAACTATCCGTGAAGGCTACAAACGTCCTGCGTGGGCTCTACAGCGCCGTTTATCAGGAAATCCGT